CCGGAGCATTCCACTTATCACCGAGTGTGACAGATATCCGGTTATAGCGTAACTCCGGAACTTCAAGGAATCTGCGGAGAATAAGGCTTTCCATTTCGCCGTTACCATTCTCATCTATCCTGGCACCGAAACCGGTCAGTCCGGATGCAAAACCATCTTTTCCAAAAACAGCGCCTGCCAGAAAAGATAAAAGAAAATTAGTTTTGTCCGGACGATCCTTTCGAAGGAAGTTCTTCAGTTCTTCGATAATGGCATTAATCCATTCTTCGAACTCTGCATCTCTGTTTACAAGTTCTGAAAAATTGGCAGCTACCTTGGAAAAGTTACGTTCCAGTTTCATACGCACATCTCGTCCGGTATCATTGGCCCCATTCCAAGGTACTATATTTTCATATTTATTATCCATATCTATTTCAGTTCCAATTCGATACCGTTAAACTCAAGAAGAAGAGGTTGCCAACACATTCCATGCTCCATTGTATCCATATCAATGAAATTCAGCATATAATCAGCAAATCGATTATTTTTCTTATGGCTTTGTTTACGAAGCCGGGCATGTTCGATCTTCACGACACCTTCACTTCTCCGACGTTCATAGCTATAACTCATGAACGCAAAGGAAAAAGTCTCCCCGCGTTCACTGCATGCCCTCATTTGATTTATTGCCTCATATACATTCATGATGTTGCAAAATTAGTAGCTCAAATGTTCAAGAAAAAGGACAGCATCAACGGCTCACATTACTTTCCAATTGCTCCACCCGCCTTATCCCATCACGTACTTTACGAGGATCCACAACTAAATCTTTATCACGAATAGCGACCAACAATTCATTGTTCCTTCGCAACAATTCCACAATCTGTGAACGCAGTTCCGGAGTCAATTCCGTAGAAGATGATCCAGCAAAAGATTGTTGTGAAATGCCGTTACCTTCTTCGCTATATCCCCCACTGTACTTGCCACTACGAGTACGGACCTGCTCTAATATCTGTGTAGTATTAAGCATACGGATTGTTCCATTCTTCTGTGCTACATCAAACACATCAAGAAACTGGCGAACATGCGGATTAGCAACCCCTTCATGGTTGGCCACGAACTCATTCTTATGTACGGGTATCACACCAGCCACATCATCCGGATTCCCACTCTTAGTATACCCCTCTACATAATCATCAGAATAACCGCCGGACTTCAACCCCTTCGCTTCATCACGTTGTTGTTTCGCAACAGCTATTTGTGCAGCACCACTGGCAACAGCTGCCGCAGCAGCAATGGCTCCTAATGCCGGTCCAACAATCGGGATCCCGGCCATGGCCTTATATGCTTCCATTGCAGCAACCGCAGTGCTGGCCGTTACTTGCAATACTGCGGCAGCAAACTGTTTATCCGCATATTTCTTCTTTACCTGATTAATAGCTTCTTCCTTTTCTTCCTCAAGTTTTGTGGTATCTTTACCAGCTTTCTTGGCAGCAGCTATTTGCTTGTCATATTTACGAGTAACCTTACTTATTTCTGCATCTTGTAATGCACTGACAACTTGACTGGCTGCTGAAGCGGCCTGTCCTATTACATCCAATGCAGCTCTTGCCGTATCTGCCCGCTGTTGTTCGCGTTCCTCTGCAATCCGGGATTTCTCATCCTGATATTCTTCATAAGAAATCAAGTCTGCATCATACATCGCTTGTAAAATGTTATTTTTTTGAGAGAAAGAAGTAGTTTCATCTATTTCCAGGAAACCTTGTTCACGCTGTTTTTCCTTGCCGTCCTTCTTATCAGCCATATCCATATCCTGCAGTCTATTGTCAATGGAAGAAGTATCCTCTTCATAAGCAGCCAGCATATCTCTCCGTTCTTCCAGATATTGACGTTCCAACTCCTTCAGCTGTTCCAGGTAGTCAGCTTCCTGCTGAATGTCCCCTGAAACATAAGCCTGCTTCAATGCAGTTCTTTGAGTCTGGTATTCTTCATCAATAACAGCCAAATTATCAGACTGCGCATTTTTATCGGCTGCTTTAGCCGCCTGTGCCAAACGGTCTGATTCTGCAATCATCTTGTCATAGATCTGCCCTTGAATACCTGAGACATCCTTTCCATAAGCCTCCAACAAAGCCTTACGATTCAAAAGATAACTCATTTCTGCTCTATATAATTCTTGCTGATATTTTTCCTGAAGCATGCCCTCGTTCAAGAACTTCTCTTTAAGCAAGTTTTGTTCTACCTGCATCTTTTGCCTCAGTTTTTCTTCACGCATGGACAACTCTTTGTCCAAAGTTTTTTCATCTGCTGTAACTACCACCCCCGACGCTTTATCGGGAACCATAGAAACAATCTTCTCCAACTCTTTTTTCTTATCCATATATCCGGCAATAACCTGCATACGCTCATGCAAATCTTTTTCAAGACCATTCATATATGATTTTTTCAGTATCTCATTATCTCCTGCCAACTTCAATAAGCTCTTTTTCTCCGACTCGTACCATTGTTTATTGGTAATCATACCTTTGGTTATCAGGTCATCTAATTCGTCAATTCCTCGATTAGCATCTTCTTTCAGCTGCTCTTTCTGCTTATCTGTAAGGAACTGTAAATTCTCAGCACTCACTTTCACGCCAGCGATTAAATCCATTGTAGATTTTGTACGCTCTAACTCATCATTCAATCGTTTTTGCGATTCCGTAACTTCATCTGATTTCGTTTTGAAAACAGTAAAGTACGAAATCACAGCCGATACCCCAGCTGCAACAAGTCCCCAAGGACTTGCCTTCGTTGCTTTATTAAACAGATTGGTAGCTAATGTAGCTGCTTTAGTTATAGTATTATAGGCGGCAGTTGCAATCGTTCCGGCCTTTATCCACAAAGTATATGCGGTTATTGCTGTAATCGTTGATAATATGATCCCTTTATATTCAAACAATACGGAAACTACTGCTTTCAACCCTTTAACCGTCAGGCTACCGGTCGTAATCATGTATTTCATAACCGGCTGTAGTTTTTCACCAAGTTCTACCCGCACATCCTTAAAATCCTTCTTAGCCTTATCAAGACCAGCCTGCACCGTATTATTCTGCACATTGAATTCATTAATGATGCTCGTACCATCTCGATACGCATCATTCGCCAATCTCTGTGCCTTACGAATATCATCTATTTTGCCGGCCATCGTACTGATGACGCCGGAAGCCCGAACGCCATCCAACCCCATCTCCTTGAACATGGGAGCCAGCTGATCAAGCCCTCCTTTCTTATTCAATGTCTCCAGAAACTGAAGTATTGCCTCATTCGCATCCTTTTTGATAAGCGTGGAAAAGTCTTCCACGCTCTGTCCTGCCATTTTTGCAAACTTAGCCGGTTCCTGATACATCTTCATCATCAGTGTCTGGAAAGCTGTCGCCGCCATTTCCTGCTGCTGCATGTTTTGATCAAGTACAGAAGCATATCCCAGGATGTCCCCCTGAGCAACCTTTGCCTGATTCGCTGCACCCGCCACACGAGCTGTGAATCCAACCAAATAATCCTCGGCCGCACTGGAATTCTGCGCTACCTCATTGATAGCACTACCGGTAGATAACATTGCACCGCGCAATCCAAGTTTTTTATCTTCGCCAAACATCTGTGCCAGTTTTCCGATGTTTTTAACGGCATCTTCTCCCAAATCTTCACCCAGTGCCACATTGATTTTATCAGCGGCATCTACAAACTCCAATACATCCTTTTTGCCTGTAATTCCCAAGCGTCCCGCATCACCGGCCAAAGCATTTAATTTCTCACGAGCAGTACGGGTATCCATGGCTTTGAATTCTTCATTCAAAGCCGCAACTTCTTCTTTGGTCATACCCGTATATTTGATAACCTGTGCTTCAGCCTCCTGCATTTCCGCATACTCATCAACACATTTACGGGCCGTCACTACCATACCGGTAAGCGAAGCAACTGCACCAGCACCAATGGCTGCATATCTATTAAAACCATCCGCCACCTTTGAAAGAGAAAACCGGGTATCCCTTGCCTGTATTTCCAGCTCTTTCATTCGTTGCTTAGTCAGCAGGTAATCTTGACGTAAAGCTTTCCATTTTTCAGAACCGGGAGTGGCCCTATCCATTTCCCGTTTCAGCTGTGACGCTCCTTTCCGCAGTTCCGCATAAGACAACGCCGTTTTCACTCCTTCTTTACGATATTCAGCCAGGCTCTTATTCAGTTCATCCTGTTTTTGTTTGAGAGCCTTGTATTCTTCAGAGTTCTTTTTACCCTCCGAAGCCAGTTTTTCCATTTCTGCCCGTACAGAAGCAATCTGTTCTTTGGTCTCCTCAAATTTTATTTTAGCCTCCGAATTATCAATCCGGATCGCCATTCTGAAATCATTTATACTTATCGCCATACTACCTACACACTTAATCAGTGCAAAGGTATTCCCACTCATTCCCTTAAAAAAGGACAGAAAAAAGGCCTGATAGAACAAACTACCAGACCTTTATCTATTAATATCGAACTATTCATCCAACCAGCGTCCATTATCCAGCCAAACTCCACCGTCACGCCATTTTCCGTCAGTAAGTATCCAGCGCTGCTCTGCTTCCGTATCACTAATGCGGATCGGATAAAAAGCACCTGTCCAGGCTCCCTTACGGCCATAAGCATCAAGAGTATATTCCATTTCCTTGCAAACATAGCGTTTGTTACGTATTTCAAACAATCCACGCGGATCGTAGAGATTCGGATCATAACTATTAAGTTTAATCGGATGCAGATAATCAATATCATATCCGCCTTGATAGAAATCTGTATCCAAAACCCGAAAGCTAAGAGACTCCCCCTGACTAAGGGAAGGATTTAGCAATGCCCCACGTTCACCGATATACGTACCCAGTAATGTGTCCGCATACGGTGCAGGCTGCCGCATGGATACCCTATTATAAACCATAGCCACGGCCATACCGGAATAAAAAGCCAATTGAACAGGTCTCTTGGATTCAGAAGCAACGGACGTATTGTTCCGGACCATATCAATCAACTCCTGTTCAGTTTCTTCCTGAGGCGCACCGCTTCCAGACACAGTAGGAATATATCTCCATTTCTTCTTAATCTCATGATAATTATAGAAAATAATCTCATTACGCACAAACGTAGCCGGAACGATATCAAGCCCTACAGTATGGGAAGTATCCTTTCGGGTGAGTTTTCCGAACTGGTTTACTAAGAAATAGCTATAATCCTTTGCATTGTCATCCTTATAATAAGAACCGTACAGATATTCATGCCCATCCAATTCATCCATATAAATAGTATCCGTAATCTGATGCTCTTCCATGGCAAACCAACTGCCAACACGTGTATTTTGACCAGAACCTTTAAAATCAGCGGGGATTACATCCCGCTTTGCTTTATTCATTACCGTTTCAGAGAGTGACGCGTACCGCCAAAATTCACTATCTTCATACTTATATTCAAGGTTAGATACAACAGGATCATCTATTTCAGAACTCTCCTCTACATTAACCTCGTAGACATCCGTCACCTGGCGGACATGGTTCATCTTGTTACCGTCATAAAATGAATTCTTGAACACGCATCTTACTTTCCGGCTTTTATTGTCTACCAGGAATGACAGATTGAATAATGTTTCCAGCTGTGTAAGAAACTCGTTCACCTTCCAACCGGGAAGCATCTCACTCCACTTACGAGTACGTGCCGCATTGCATATATACAGATATCTGTATCGTGTCTCATCTAATTGATTGTATTCCAGCTCATAGCCAAGCGCCCTGATGAGTTCTGCCACAAAACAAATAAGATAAGGTTGTGGGAATATATTTCCCATGCTGTTCATCCACATCATGGGGTCTTCATTGGCCACGCCATCAATATTGGTAGTCATTGCCCAGTTATTGATAACATCTCCGGTAGATTCATCAACTATCGGAGCAAGACAAAATTCCACCTCCGGATAAACTTTCTTCACGAAATTCACAAGCAGCTGCCCGGCTGTGTCAGTCGTTTTCATATCAAGTGATGAAATAAGCGCATCACCTCCTATAAAGTAGTTGAATTCAGAATTACCCGAAGCAATTTGGATACTAACGGCCTTTTCAGTCCATCCGGTTATGACCTCCGTTCCATTACAGTAGGTCCGATTATCCGCCAGTAATATGGCCGAACGTTTCTTGGCATTCGCCTCCTGTATACTGTTAATACGATTAATGTGCTGGTATAGCGCAGCATTAGTCGGATTTGTAAGTGGCAACGTAATATCATAAGTATATTCTCCATTTTTCGTAAAAAATGGATTCTCACGTTTCACCTGCACATTGAAATCTTTCGGAAGTTCAGCATGTACACCATCAATGATGAGTTCAGTCATAATCACTCAATTTAAGTCCGATACTAAGTCCGTTCCAGCCGCCGAAAACGTCATATTCCCATTCTGTTGTTATATTCTCAGCCCCGGATATATATCCGCACGTAAAATCCATTTCACGAAGTTGGGTTTTAAGAAGTTGCACTACCCGTTGGATACTTTCGTAGTGCATCAACTCTTCTTCATCCGTCTCTTGACCGGAAGGCACTTTCTCAAGTAAAAACAGTATCACATTATTATGATCGGTATAGCTATCTTCAACACCGACAGATGTGGAGTCTGGATAGTTGGAGCATAAAATCAATCCGTCTTTATCCTTTAAATTTTTCACCAGGTGTTTTTCGCTGACAGCTATCACAACACCGTCTATTTTTGTTCTGCTGACAGCATTAACCCGTTCTTTCAGCTCCAGCATCATTTCTCTATATTTCAGTATGTTAATCATAGCTCTATCAGATTATTCTGTTCCGGATTTGCCATTCGAAAACTAAATTCAACCGTCTTCAATATACTACGACGAAACTCGCGGTCAAACTTCTGTTTAGTAATCACAATCGGTATCCATTCGTTATTTACGAAGATGCTTGCCTCTTGTGTATTAAGCAAGTTATGCCATAGTTTATAATCACTCTGTAAGAAAATGCACCCGCTATTAGCCGTATATTCATCCGTCACTTTCACTGCAAAATTACGATCGACACCGTACATAACAGCCGTATCACTCTCATTGCTACCAGCCATTTTCAGGCCTCCGGTTACAGTCAATGTTTCCGGCATATCATACACATTTTTAAAGCGGAAACACCACATGTCCATATATCTGGTACGGTTAACAGTAAACAAGATCGCTCCATTAGAAACCATCACTTTATATTGGACGATATCGGGTTTGCCAAACAGAGTGCTTATGCGGTCCGGACTGGCATCAAAAGTATAAACTGCACTATCATCCCCCTCCGACGTGATCGCAACAAATTTCGTTTCTTCGGTATTATCATCCCAATACGCAGTTATTTTAACACCTTTCCTGCCGGCTTCCATAATTGGGAAACCGCTGACGTACTCCTTAGTTGCAGGATATGTTACTTTCTGAGTAATCTCGCTGAGACATCCCGGAGCTGCAGCATCCTTTTTGGTTGCCAACCGGCTGAACATTACAAAGCAGGTCATATCCTCCACCCCATTGATGAGAAACGTAAAGTCACCGGCTGCATCCGTCTGAGTCGTATTCTCTCCGGCACACCACACTCCCCACAATGCCAGTTCGCAGAACTTACCCAGCCCGCGAGTACGCACCTTATAATCCGCATCCGGCACATACTCCTCTTCGAGAATAATTCTACCGCCGTAGCGGACCGAAAAACTTATGGAGCTATCCGTATCTATGATATAATCACGCATCGTACCGCAAAACTCTCTTGCATTAGGTCTTTGTACTACATTCATAATCGGCAATATTTATTTCGTTTGTCATTCTTTGGAAGCAGGTCATATTCCGGAATACTACCATCACGTGCTCGCTTCATTTCATCAATCCATACAGCAGCATCATCCACCAGCCATTGTGAAACCCTGTTCACATCTTCCAACAAAACCGGTTCGCTTTTACCCATACCGCTTTCTGCCATAAACTTACGTACAATTCCGCCCGGTATCACGCTCAGTGACAACCGGCGAAGCGCCATACTCATAGCCAGCAATGCCACAGCCTTGCAAGCTGCAAAATGGGCATCCGTCTCCGGTACTTCTTTTTCTGTCACCAGCACATCCCATGACGTCACGCCATAAGCCCGCTTCACAGTAAGCTGTTGCGCTTCCTGTATAAACGGAAGAAGAATGAGAAACATCCTTTCACTTTTTTCGATCGGGAAATATCTATCGAATGATGCGCCATTACGGATAAGCAATGTTTGGGATAACTTATACGTATCACTATTCGTCCATTCTTCCGGTTCTTCATCGTTCAAATAGCGTATCAGCACATCTACCGCCTTGTAGTATTCTTCGAGATGAAGCGCGTCATCACGATCCAACTGCCATTCCCAGGGTAGCTTTTCACTATTATCAGTCGCTACTTTAAATTTACGGCCATCATCCTCATGGCTAAGATCGTTTTTCTGATACAACCGAAGTGTAGCCAACAATGCAATCGGCCGCTGTACTTTACGAACGAAATCCAAATGTTCCTTACTTTCTTCCGAAGTATTATAGTACTTTTCCGCCAAATTCATTACCGGCTTTCCAACCAGTTGCTCCAATTCATCAGCAGCCAGTTCTATTTCTCCAATTATCTTGTTGAAATCATTATTTGCGTAATAATTGGACGTTAACTCGCGCAATTCCTTTGCTCCGTTCTTATCCTTATTAAATATCATAGCATTTATTTTTTGAGGTTCCTCATCATTTCATCCGCCCGCTGTTTATCATCCAGCAACTTCATCATCACACGTAATAGCAATGTATTGTCCGTAGCATCGACATTACCAAAAATTCCGCTTTCGGCAACCGAATAAAGCACGCTGTTCATACCAAGGTTTTGAATGACACCCGGCTGTGCATCCGGGCTTTTCCTATGACGTTCGAATAGCGGTGCGAAACAAAGTTCCAGCCCGTCGATGATAAAGATTCCGGTAAACAGGTAGTGGCAGAAATATGCAAACCAGGCATACACTCCCCACTGAATCCAATCCGGCATATCCCGTACCAATCCCATGTAACGCCCCATATATTGTGGATGAAACGGTTCCCGCGAAATACACCCTTTATCCTTGACTGCCTTACGATAAAGAATAGCACACAACGCACGCAGATCTGCAGGATCCTGTCCGGCATTGTATTTATTCATAACGGCCGCCGCCTGGCGGAACTCCCCAAAAGTCAGGTCCGCTCCATGGCTGGCAGGCCCTCTAAGATAGCGCCATACAGGAAAAAGGTTCTCCGTACTATCATAAGTAAGTTCAACCATATCTCCCTCCACTTTCCACATCCAATCCAGCGTATCGGCCAACCTATCAACCAGTAACATATCATCCACCTTTGACTTAAAACGATAACCCCGCTTCTTCAGCACATAAGCGCACCACTCGCGTTTCACATCTATCAGAGCCAATCCCCGCTGTTTCATTAACTTACTGCGCATCTTGAGCAAATGAAGCCATTCCTGCGGCTTCACCTCTTCCCAACAATCCGGGAAATCGATATCTTTCTGCTTCATACTCTTATACTTGATTCGTCGGCCTGTCAGGAGCCGATACATTATCTTCTTTGTTTATTACTTTTCGGTAAATACCAAGAAAAATTCCTTTCTTATGAGGAAAATTAATGCGTATGGCATCATTAATGGCTTCCAACGCAATTTCTTCCGGTATCTGCGTATCCGCACCATAGAATATTTTAAGGGCATAGAGCATCTGGCTTCCGCTATCACTCTTACCATCGATAATAATGTTCGCCAGTGCCGGAGAAAGCCCGAACCCGCTCGTAGTAGAGCTATCCGCTATACGGGAAATCTTTGCTTGAGCTTCGATGTACTTATCGATATTCATTTCAATCGGTTCTATTCTCCAGCTCTGCGTATGACCATCGGCATCCACGAAGTCCACACAGCTAAAGAACTTGCCGGCATTCTTCTTGCCTGCCATGACATTTGCAATTGTTTCGGTCAGCTCATCCTTCAAACGATCCATTTCTTTCTGAACCTTCGCTTCATCCCAATCTTCGTGCATGGTCATAATCAGTTCACGCTTCTGATTCCAATACTCCTGAGGGCTATGCACCACATAGGCAGCAGCAATCATGTTTTCGTTCAAATGACGAATAATCTCCGGGAGGTTATTCGCATTTTCAAGCCAGGGAACAGAGCCATAGAAGCAAGATATAGCATACATGCTCCTACCGAAACTACGCATACAATGATACCTAATGGCTGTCTCATGTTGGGTCGGATGCCATTTGTCGAACTTCGGATATTTACGGAAAGTCCTGCTTCTGAAAGAATCGAAATCACCAGTCAAATATTCTTTCACATTTTCAAGCCTCCGGCTATCATCATCCGGCCATACCAAACGTGCTTCACTACTATGAAGAGATTCCAGCCGCTGCACCCAGGGCCGTCCAATGCGTACTCCCTTACCCATATAGTACTTTGTAAAATGCCCATTCATGTGGGTGTATTCTACCAAATTGTTACGAATATACTCCTTATAATCCCAGCTATCCAGCCATTGCTGAATTTCATCATCTTCCAGCCATTCCTGAATACGTTCATTATTCTCAATCCTCACCCGATACAACATCGGTCCCTGCCCATACAGAAGCCCGGTCTTACGATCCAAAATGCCGGGGCCTAAATTGTTTTTCTCCAGCAAATCACGAATGGCATTCGGCATATTGTTATCCAGTCCCCAGGGAACAACCTGTACTCCGGCTACATTTACGGGGTCGCCGTCCCAATCCTGCGAACCAGCATCAAAGAACTGGCTCATACTTTGGCTCCAATTCATATTGATAGCATACTGACCGGCAACCGTATCTACGAAACTAAAGTTGCCAATTTTCCTATTTATCCTACTCATAATCATGTATTAATATAAATTCTTGTAGTATTCACAAGCAATGTCCCACAGTATTTTTTCACGATCTCTACCAGTTCCGGAATATGCTGCTCAATAATAGGATTGAACCAGGGTTTTGGCTGACGGTTCCACTTATCATTTGTAGTTTTGGTAAGAATACGCGTTCCATTCTCCATATTATAACCCTTACCTACGCCCAAATGCACATATACGCCTTCAGCCTTGAAGCTGAACCCGATACTGGTTATCTCCTGTCCCTCCATAGGCGGTTGACCGTAGTGACGGTAATTTTGCTTCAATGACCTGGTGAGTTTCTTATCCGTATCAATCCAATCAGATATAGACAGACGCAAAGCGGAATCGACCTTCTTCCCCCAGGCCTTTACATCAGCATTAAAATCTGCCACAGCTTCTTTATTCTGCTGACGTTCAAACTGCTGGGTATAGCCAGTATCACCCTCAATGATAACATCAAGCGGATAACGGTTATCGAATACATTGCCTTTTTTACGCCAACCATTCCGGTTCTGCCCCTGTGCCATTCTCTCTGCGTGTGCACCCATTGCTATATTATTAATCCGATACAAAGATATCCCGAAGAACTACCAAGAAAAAGGACATAAAAAAAGCCGGCTATCTTCGCAGACCACCGACCCCATATATTAATGTATAAAAAAATGTTCCTTATTTTCTACCCCTTCGGTTGCGCTCTATATAGGCATCCTCACTTAATTCACCACGTATTACTGCTATGGCATCTTCATAAGAAATACCAATACTTATTGTCGAAAAAGGTTCGTAGCAGAATAATAAACTTTTTACGGAAACACCGAACTCAGAATTCAACTCAATAAGTGTTTTTAGCAACAAAGCCAAATCACCTTTATCAGCAGAAGTTACCAATGTAAAATCAGCTATATATTTTTTCTTGAACTCGTTCATCTCACGCCTCCTTTCTGTTTTAGTTCACCATATTTACCACCAGGTATAAGTTCCATTCCTAATTTCGGATAAGATTGGAAAAATACCTTAAGCCGTCCTTGCAAGATGCCTTTCTCATAAGTTAGTTGCTGGATTTCCTTGTAATATTGCTTATTCTTGGTTTCCAGAAATGCAATGTATTCGTCCTTAGTCATTCCTTACCTCCTTTCCGGCATTTCTTTGCCTTATAAACGCACAATGCAGTAACTGCAAACAAAAGCGGGAATACCAATCCTATGCAAGTAGCAAGGATAGCACCGAAGTACCAACGATCAGAGGAACTGTGAAGATCACAGTCAGGAGCCATGCTACGATAGTAGCGGCGTTGCAGATTATTCACTTGCTCATTCAGAGCTTTTACACTTTCGGGTACACTTACCCCTGTGGATTGCGGTGCATACAATGCACCTGAAGTTTGATTTTTCATTTTGGAAGTCATTTAAAATGAAACAATATGTTGATTATTACGGGAAGGGAACAAAAAAAGTTCCGCTCCCCGTTGACTTCCACCTTGAACAGGCAGTGGGCGCATTAACGCTCCACACGGGACGGAACTATATGATAATCCATGGGCATAAAAAATGCCAACGGCTATGTTGGCGGTACTATCCGCCTGTTCAAAATGGAAGTCACTGCAAATATGGGGATAATATTTGGAAGTGCAAAAAGAAAGCGGAGTTTTTTGTTCCGCCTATTTCTATCATAGCAATATCAGATATATTTTAGTGTTTTCAAATTATTTATTATCAGTATATTCAAAAAAGAACCGTTTTTTTATAATTTTGCAATTCATCATCCAACATTTTAATATAAAAATGAATTTTATCAAAGCACTCCTTTCACAATCAGATGCCAGTGGTTCTAAATCAACAATATTAAAACCACTTACTGGCCTCATAGCAGTTTTTGGAATTATTTTTCTCAGCGCACTTAAAATCGGAGCAGCAGCTTGGTTTTATTGTATTATTACCATTATGATTTTTTTGACTTTTATTCTTTTCCTTTTTGCGTATGTATTTTGTTTGCTAAAAGATAGAGATGCATTAAGAAGCGAAAAATTTTCCATTAGAAAAATGGAAATTGAAAGGGGGATATATGGAGATAACAACTTTAACTTTATAGGGAACCCTGACAACAAATTCAACGAAAGTTCATCATTAATAAGTTCAAACGACGAAGAAAATATATGAGAAAGAAATTTATCGTAAATATCGATGGGGAGATTACAGAACAATCCTCAAATGCTTTTCTTACTTATCTCAAAGAAAACAATTTATTATGGTGGCATTGGCTTTCTAATACATGGTTAATTGTAGCTCCTGATGGTAATATTGAAATAAATATCTTACGTGATAAGACTACTGATATTTTTCAGAAAAACAATCTTGTATTAGAAATAAAAGAAGATATTTGGTCTGGATATGGTCCTAGAGGAGCAAAAACCAACATGTTTACATGGATAAAAGAACAATGGGAGTAAACTTCAATATAAAAGCGGAGCTTTTGAGCTCCGCTTTCTTTTTTTATTTGATAATCGTTATTTCTGACATTATCATTCTATGCTATATTCAATGGCTTACGTTGATTACAAATCAATAATAGAGACACTTCTATTCTCGTACTTAGATTTTTAATAATTCTTTTTGATAGTCATCTAATAATAAATGATATAAAATCTTTCCCCCTTAAAGTTAATCTACCATCTAATGTATGAATTGGATGTCCATTAGTCTTTACTCTATAATTAGCAGATTTCTCCGTAACCAACCGATTAATTTCTAAAAAATACATTGCTTCCAAAACATCTTCCTTTTCTGCTCTTATTAGTTCACATAATACTTCAGAAAATTCATACACCATAGAATAGTGTATCATATTCCTAACACCAGGTCTAGCCTGATTAGGATCTCTAATTATTTCTCCTTGTAGCTCATTAAATCTCTCAGGATCCCAAAGTACTCTCAAAATCAACAATTCCAAACTATTCATCTGTTCTAACGTACGCAAAAACTTTTCTGTTTTGTCATAATTACAATCTTTTTTTATCATGCTATTCAGAAAAATATTTCTAAACAAAATCCTTTTTTCTTCTGTACGTTCATTCACAATGTAGCGGGCTGTAAGCTCAAATATGTCAAGAAAATCCGGCTTACTAATAAAAGCAACGTCTAGTTGCTCTTTAACATTTTCCAAATCATTCTTCAATTCCACATAAAAGTTTTCAAGCCTTTCATGCTTCCTTTTTGCCTGTATTGCTTCAATATCTGACCACACCGTAGTTAAAGTTCCACCAAGTGCAGGTATCAACGTTGCGATACTTTTTAAAGCGATCAAAACATTCTCTTTTGTTTTTTCTCTATTCATATCATCAAATACCGAATAAAATAATTGCTTCGTCAATAATCATCTCGCTTTGGATATTTAAAAGTTACTACACTATGCACTTATACTGATAAGACCTAGAAAGTAAACATTTCTTCATACATTTATATATTCAATTAATAATAACCCATTTCTCTAAATATTGAATTCGGCTTCTCTGTCACCGCTATTGGATAAGCCCCAGCTTCAATAATATCTCTCAACACAGAAGCACTTGGAAGCTCATACTTCCTGAAATTGCAAGAAATAATAGATAAAACTCCAGGCCTCAATATTGCAGCATCAAAATTTCTAGCAGAGCCATGATGAGGTACCTGTATAGTACCTATCTCTACTCTTCGCATACACTCATTTAGGCGCTTATTTAAGCAACTTATAAATGTTGCTTTCTTTAAAGAAGCATCACCTAAATAGAGACAGTTTAGATTAAAACAGCACCTCACATAAAATACATCTCTCTTTCTGTAACAGAGCATCCCCCACCAGTTTGAGTCAGTACCCGAAAATACAGCTAATGATATTTCATTCTGCTTATCACCTGAATATAAGCTCGTATATACCTCTCGTATTTCTTCATAACGATCAAGAATATAATCCGTATTTGCCAAAGATTCATAGTTTACCCCCTTCTCCCTTAACTTATCTTTAAGAATAGAAATTTGTTCCTGATAATCATAATTAAAAGGAATGAAAAACCAATCTGAAGAAATCGGTAATCCTACAGGTAACTTAACTCCACTTCGAAAAATCTCTTCGTGATCATTATTCTGCCTCCCCTCAAACTGCTCTGATGCAATTCTAAGTATCTTTGTATCCCCTCCAAAATATGCTTCCGTATCCATTACTAATTGCTCATACGATTCCAACTCACTATTAGAATAAGCGAAAAGTGCTCTATCTTCTTTAGGAATATAAGGAATTACAACTTTTTTAATGCGGCAATATTGTTTCAAAAAAGGAATACCACTTATATGGTCCTTATGAAAATGGGATATAAACAAAATATCAATCACCATATTGGGTTTTGGAAATTGTTCCTTTATAGCCTTTTCCAACAAAGTTTGTTGAGATGATGTCCCACAATCATAAACAATAGTCATTGTAGTGCCATCATCACTTTCATGTTTTTCTGTATAGAAAGCGCCAAAACCCACAGGGTAAAAAGTACGAATTAAATGTGTCATAGTATTAACATTCCACTCTTCATATCATGCGCCAACCGGAACCCGATTGTCTACGGGTTACACGATATAAGGGGATAAATTACTTGGTTTATATTGGCAGTACAAATATCAACAAAAAATTTAACAAATCCAATATTAATGCAAAAAAGGCTTCCAACACGTGGAAGCCTCAGAAAACAAAGCTGCATAATACGTCTGTCAAACAATAACTACACAACTTCCATAAATTCCTTTCCTATACGATGAAGCCCTTCAACAATACGTTTTCTTTGTTCGATACGGGGAACACGCAAACCGCTGGCATAATGAGAAAGCTGCTGTTGATTAATGCCTGATACGCGTGCTATGGCTGCCAAAGAAGTAAATTGCTCACATTTACGAAGTAAGGCTGCAACACCTAATTCAATATCAAATTCATAATCCCCAGTAACCAACCATTCAGGAACTGTTTCACCATCCTGCAATAGTCCTTCAACGTGTTGGCAAACTGCATCGGAGAGTTCTTTCATAAGCCCGTCATAGCTCTTAGAAGTAGCGACAACCACACCACACAATACATCATCTTCGGTAACTGCACCGAAATTCTTGTCACACCAATCAACTTTTACTCTAATCTTTTCCATATCTTCTCCTATTTTTTTAAGCAGGGTGTTATTTCCACCCTGCCTGTTTCCAAATACTGTTTAATAAAAATTGGTTCAAAACCTCACTCTCATGACCTCTTACCGTCACTCTACCCTTTTTGGTGGGATGCTTGAACTGCCGATGATCACCTCCTGAACCTTTTAATTTGACCCATCCGTCAGCTTCAAGCAATTTAATCACCTCTCTTACTTTGTACTTTTTCATAATGTGATCGTTATTGTTTGACAACACAAAGATATAAATATTTATATCATTAGCAAAGAAAAAGATCAAAAATGATATATATTTTTATATCATTTAATATTTATCCTAATACTCCCCCTTCGTGGTTGAAGGAACGAAGAAATAAAAAACACCTCTTTACACCCGCTTCCGTTTGTGAGTGTGCGAGCAAACGGAAGCGGGTGCGGGGCGGCACCCGTTCCACTTCTATAAGCGCCCCTCATCGGCAAAGCTATAATAAGTATCGCCTGCGATTATAACATGGTCTATCAGTCTAATATCAAACACCTTACCCGCTTGTATCAATTTCTCTGTCACCTGTTTATCATTCCCGCTGGGTTGGTTATTCCCGCTCGGATGATTATGTACAACCACAAACTGCGTTGCGGATACTTCCACCAATATACGCATGATTAGCCTTACATCCGCTGCCGTCTGACTTATGCCACCAACTGACACCCGTACTTTCTTTATCAAATGCGAAGCATTTAAAGCCAGAATCCAAAGTTCTTCATTCGGCAAATCCCACAAAAACGGCTGCATCAGTGCATTAATATCCTGACTGCAACGGATAACGTCCAGCCCGTTATACCTGCTTTGCAGCCGCTTGTACAGTTCAACGGCAGCCGTAGCCACTTTTTTACGGCCGGGTGTCAACGAGGAGAATAAACCGTTCAAATCGTACTGTCCGCTGTTCTGTTCCGTTTCGGCAACAAGTTTCTTACTATTCGTTATCTCGTATATCAGTTCGCTGTCGCTCATGTAGCGGCAAGCATTATCAAATAAAGTTTCCATATATCTGTATTTTATCAGAGACAGCCCGCCCGAAGCGGGCTATCCTGTACTTATTACTCACTGATTAAAAGCTGCTCCAACTCTTCGATTTTAGACTGGATTTTCTTTTTCATAAACTTGGTAAATTCCTCTAATAAAAAGCGGTTGGAAATCGTAAAGATGTCGTTGTTATTACCGTAGCTCGAAGCTTCCATAAACCGCAATTTATAAAGTGCTGTTTCAAAGGAATTTTCTTCTTTCAATTTGTCGGCCGCTTCATCCAATTTATCCATAGCGTTGATGAATGCGGTACGCTGGCGGGAAATCTCCTTTTTCCGTTCAAGTTCGGCCAAACATCTCTCTAACTCTTTCGTTTTGCAGTTTATCTCCTCCTGCAGCTTGGCCGCTTCATCCTTTTTTGCACCTTTTCCCTTACCTTTAGTTGGTGTATCGGTCGGCTTCTCTTCTTTGGCAGGTTGTTCTTTAGGGGCTGATTTTCCCGTCTTACCCGTTTCTTTCATTGTCTCAACTGCTTTTGTCACTTCTTCACCGATTGTTTTTACTTCTTTTTCCATGTCTTTAAAATTTAAAAAGTTAATAATTAATGATTTATATTACGCCTCTATGATTACAAAATCCTCTACCGTCTGAAAATAAGGGTCAGCCGTTGAAAGCAATTCCCACTTTTTCCCATTTGCATCCCGAAAAAGAATACTTAGTTCTCTGATGCCGTCAAACTTCCTAAGTACCTTGTACCCTTGGAAATGCTTATTCAAAACCTCGATAGCCTGTTTGTAAGTGAATGTTTTCATAATGCTGTAAATTTTATGTTGAACCTTGAGCTTCCGGGTGTGAGCCTTATCTAATTGGCTGTTTCCCTGATTGGAGCTTTTTTTTTTCTGCGTCGCCTGTCGCTACGCGGTATGTTTCGCCTTTTTTACGCTGCATCAAAAGGTGTTGTAAGGAGCAAGAGCAAGTTTTTCAGAAAACGGGAACAGCTTGAATACGACCCCAAGGGTGGAGATTTTTTATGAAACGTCAGCCTGAACTTGAGCCAGTGACGTCAACATTTACCTTTGCAGCTCAAAAAAGCGAAACTGCGTGGTGATAGGAGACAGAATAAAGGGCGACAATCAGAAAAGGAAACAGCCGCAATACATAGTTGAAAACTATACCGCTCTGCCCGGTCTCTCCTCTGAATGGGCAAAACCGGGTGTACCCTGCATGAATGCGAAAAGAACAGACAGGAAGCACTGCTTTCTACCGCTAAAACGCGGAAAATCCATGTGGCTAAGTTTGGTTAGGTCTGTACCCCTGTACAGTTTACATAATCAAGTGTGCCACATGGATTTTTCGCGCTCCCTCATTTCATCGGGCTGACATCTTCCCGAAAGCGGACGTTTTTTGACGTGAAAATGTCCATCAGAAAAAGATACTCCTCTGAAAAACAAACAATAAACCCATTCCTGTGATTTTTATCACAGGGATGAAACAGCTTGCTGCCCGAGCCGCGCCGTCGTATGTTTGCGATTGCAGACGCCCGTCCGCCCTCGGAAATATGATAAAATCATTACAAATACAATTTTGTGTCCCTTGCGACATCCCACCTGCTTCGGTAACTCTCTATACAAAAAGCCCTACTATCTTCACAGACAGTAGGGCCAAACTACTAAACAAACAGAAAAAGAAGCTCACACCGAAGCAGCCCCCGATACGCTTCTACCTAACCTCCAAATACGAATGTATTCCTTACGTAAAACAAAGTACTTCAGTGCATCCGTCAGGTTGGTTGACTCCTTTGGCAACCTATGAGTAGGTAGCTTATCTCCTGTCTTCTGTTTCACTATCAGACTGGAGTTGTTAGGGCCGCTGGCTATCTTAGTCTCCGTTACTTCCATTTCCGATTTAAGATTCGGGCAGTTATGTTGATCTATCAATAACGTAAAGAGCGTGCGCTCCAAATTACCACTCAACAAGTCCATGAAGAACCTATACTCCAAATTACTACCGATGTTTCCCTGTCCCAACGACATAAGCTGTACCTGCCAGCCTGTACGATTGCCGGCAGCATCCGTCTCAATATTCTTTTTTATCTGCGTAGCCATATCCGCCCCCACCCCTTTATAATTATTCATGGAGCGGTCATAATACAGCTTGAGTATTTTACGTTTGTGAGGCTTGAAGTAGTAGAGGAACTTATTGGCCAGTACACGTACGGAGTTGGGAGGAAGCGTATAAAGCTCCTTCAATATGCGCATTGTATGTCCGTTTCTCTGCCCGAATACCATTGAAAGCATATTACCCGCATCCATCCCCGCCTCCAATGGTTTGTGCATGTCTAGGTAACGCAGTACAGAGCAATCCTGTTCCCACCCGAATGGATGCTGTTCAATTACTTCATTCAGAAAACCATCCGCATAGAAATGCTTCACAGCCAAATTGCAGTAGAACATCTGGCTGGCTTCCAACTTGGGAATAATAGATAGGATATTACATAGAATACCCTCAAGTCCCTCGGCGAACTCATCCGAAAACCAATCCTCACCCAATACATCCACATTGACATAAGAGGAAGATATAAAGAAGAAAGAAACACCCCTGCGTGTTTTAATCCAGCGTTCCTCCCAACGCTTCATGTTCTTCCCGGCAAGTATCATGGAACGTTCTGCAGCATCCATTTTAGCTTGTAAAGAGCGATCAGAACGGAACGCTGCTTTCAATTCCTTATAACGTTGCATAGCCGCCACGTATTCCTTTTTCGTCTCATTGTAGACAAACCCGGTCTGCAGCATCAACAATATTTTCTTCTTATCATTCTGTTTCGCCAACTTGAGGATCCAATCATATTCCCCCAGGTGATTCGGATTCGGCATATCCGTAGTCAGCGTACGACTACGATACCATACACTATCTCCATACTTCACGCGGAATCCACGCACAGCTTTCAGCAAGTTCGTGAACTTCTCTTCCGGAAAATATTTCACTTCATCACCAAACACACCGACATAGGAACGCCCGGCACCAATGGCCGGACGATCCAAAGAAATGAAAGTGAAATTGAAGCCAGTATAGAACACCATAGTATTGCGCCAGTCGGAACATACGTTGTACATACGATCTTTCCATTCTTTCGGCGGTTCCTGATTGATCACGTAATGAATATCCAGTTCCCACCCCAGCAACGAAAGCCCGTCAATAAGCGACGGGATCACATTTTTGTGTAAATCAGAGTAAGTATCAGCCACCCAAGCGAACGGTGCACCCTGACAATCCCAGGCTACTTCCTGCACACGTTCAGCCAACACCTGCACCGTCTTGGCTGATGCGCGTCCGGCAACCCAATATAGGGACCATGGCATCATCACAGCAATGAGCTGCGCCATCCAATTGGAATAGCGTTGCTCCACATCATCCGATATCTTTAGTTTTTTCTTCCTGGTCATCGAGCATCTCTTCTATATTGACATCAATAATGTTGGCATCCCGTTTAAGACGTCTTTTCTCACGCATCGGCACGTCCTGCATCGCATCAATCTGTGCAGCGAGCAACTGCCGATTAGCCGACGGTAATCCCACTACTCCCGGATCGAGGTCATAAAGTTTGATGTTTTTTTCATCTATTTCTTTGGGTTTTATCGGGTCAGGTTTATCCAACTGTTTGATTTTGGCCGCCTGAACGGTCAGGTTACCGTACACTTCCATATCCTTAGAACTGGTAGCGTTCTGAAGAACCACCTGTGCGGCTTTCATCAGGTTATCGTACATCATATTGCGATGTGCATTGTTCTCAATGCTATCGCAGAGGTAAAACAAATTAATCGCCTCACTGTACATCTGTCGGGCGCGGATCCTTTCGACATTAAAAGGTTCGTGCATAAGGAAAGCAATAGCATTATCCTTACCATATTTACGATTTATTCCAACCAATGCATATAGAACGTTATAATAGTCCAACTCTTCATCAGTCAGTTCTATGGTACATCCTGAAGCTATGTAGTCCTGTAACGTATCGAAATGAGATTTATCAAACATCAGCCTATATCATCATAAAAGATTTTACTAATAGAATTGCGATACCCGGTCGCCTGGCGGAACTTGTCGAACCGCTGCGCCTGGGTCACATTGTCACCGGTCTCCGCACTGGCTGCCATAGCCAACCCCTCTTTAGCCCGTTGAATCAGCTGTCCACGCTCATAATGGTATTTCAGTGGGGAGCCTATCAAATTAAAGTACCAAAGGAAATCGTCCTCCGCTATATGGTAATACATGGCTATCTGTTTCGGTTCATAACCGATACCTGCCAACCGCTCAAACTCATTCAGATCTATCCTGTTAAACCATGGCGGTTCTTCACGCCATTTCACCAATTCGTCCGCTACGAAACTCATACACTTCCTTGTTTTTTAAGAATACATACTGCTCTTCCATTGCATTTTCTCCGTAATTACCGGATCCTTCCACAACAAAATAACCCGCCATCGTATCCAGGCAGGTTATTTTCTTATGGCTCCAAGAAAAGGTTAGTTCAATCGTTCCTTCCTGATGGAGCTGCATCAACCGTTCAAAGATCTTCGGCATACGGAATTTAATCGTCTCCGAAATATGCAAGTGAATGTTTCCAATCAGTTCTTTCTCCCGCCAGCGGAGCAACGCGTTAATAATACGTTCATTCGTCGAATAGGTTGCCACATACAAGTGATTCACCCGTCCGGCATGCTTTATCAGATATACTATAAAAGTAAATGCCGTAAAGCTCTTTTGGGTTTCGATAAAGAACGCCTCGTTATCCTTTGGTAAACGACCGCATAGTTCTTTCAGACTATTCAGTTTGAATGTCAACATCGTTTCAAACCGCTTGGAAAACATCCGGGAATCAGACATTTCCTGTCGAAGTTCTTCCAAATTGAAATAATAACTCATTCCAATAGTCGATTTATATCTTCCAATTCTTTCTCATAGCCAACCAGCCTTTCGCGACGGATTATATCCAAATGCGGTTTATCTCCCTTGGCCATTTCCGATTTAACCCGCCAGATATTATTCTCTACCTGCCGCTGCCGGCGCACCAACTCTTTGACTGGAAGTTTTAAAAGCTCACTTCTACGGCGGAATTCTGCAAAGGCCGGATGTTTTCCCAGCAGAGTATGATGTTCCTTGTAATAGTTCAGCTCTTCCCATATCATCCGGTTGTCTATGTAGTTATCAATCAACTTACGGCTGACATCCGCACATTCTTGAAGCGAAGTACAATCGCGCAATTTCGGATGTAACCGCACATAAGCATGATATTTTCCAAATTTCCGCGAAGCAAGTGTTTCCAACTCCATAGGACAATCCGGATCATTCAGAAATGGAAACTCTTCACGAAAAGAAACCGACTCCCTGCGTGAAGGCAGCTTCGCCCTACCCCTTCACTCTTCAAAATCGGAAGGAGACGGAAAACAATCCTCAAGGAACTTCTCCAACCAGGGCGAATACCCCGAAACGGCATTATTCATAAATACTTTACGTGATAGCATCTCCGCCACTACCTTTTCATCCGGCTGTTTAGAAACAACAGGCAATAATACCTGATCTGTTTTCCAGTCAAGATATACTGGTTGCGTCGGATATGGCAGAGAATTATAATATACAGAAGAAAAGAGATACCCGCCATTCTCCAGTTCCGGGAACCGTTCAAACATGGCAGTCAGTTGCCCCTTATCAAACAACAGAGGGGTATGTGTACCATAGTTCAGGCATAACAATCCGTTCTTCTCCAGTAGCAGTTTCGTGCGTTTCATATTTTCCGCATAAAGCCCTTTGTACTTATCCGAATTGAGAGTTCCCAGTACTTTGGGTAGTTCGATGTGAGCCAATGAAATGGGATTCATTACATAAATGTCATCATTAGTCCAAATAAACCGTCCGGTAACCTCCGCCGACTCAACGGCAACCCTCAATTTCGCCAGAGTATCTACCTGTGCATTATCAGATATACGTTCATGCTCAATGAAAGTAATCTCGTCACTGAACCAGTCTTCACGATCTCCGATTACTACGATATTGATACCGAAACGTACATTATGCTGCCAGGAACGGAGTGCAAAAAGCAGCTCTCTACCTTGAGCAAATTCCTTGCAATAAGGAATAACCACTGTTATATGATCCTGGACACTCACTTCTTTCGGCGCATCCGTTTCAGTCTGAGCTAAAGCGGTTGTTTCTGCAGTAATCGCTTCCTCAATTCTTTTTTCTGTTTTTTTCGATTTTGCTGTCATAGTTTTTTTTTTAAGTTCGATACAAAAATACCCCCTGTTAACAGTTTATAAAAGGACACAAAAAGAGGCGGATGCTATGCAAACGCCTCTTTTACTAACCAACCTTTAAACAAAACAGAACTAACTAAACTCCAGCACCACCGGAAGATGAACTTGCTTCCGCAGTCAATCCAAGTACTGCATTAATTTCTTCATTGTCAGTTGCCGGAATAAGGTTCTTGGCAATATGTCCGATTGTACCACCGCGCAAAGAACTTGCCAAGTTAATAGTGTTTTTATCACCTTCCTTATTATCCTGTGAATCCGCCTTAGTCATCTTAAGCGGAGTACAAGGAGTTCCGGCTATCTTCGCATCATCCCCCGAACATCCGAACACGATTGCACCCAAATTCTCATTGATATTGTTATTGACAAACTCATCATGTTCCAGCTCTGTACCCGGATGCTCATAATCTACATGATGAATGAATCCACGTGCATCATCTTCACCCTCACTGGAGTGATAGATGTTTATCGTAGAATCCGTAGCATACACTGCTATGGGCTTCTTGCCTGCCATCATTTCAAAGGCACTCACCTTTACACCTTTTTCATCGCGGGTATAAGTTTTAACGTCTTCCCAACGGAAGAGCACGATATAAGATTTCTTGCCCTTCGGACGTCCGGCATTTGATGTTTTCTTGGGAACCGAAACCATTGTATAAGCTGCTTCAGCCATATATACCTCCTATATTAAATTATTAAACACCTTCTGATGAAGAAGAGGATGAAGAAACGCTCTCTTCAGGCGGCAGATAAGCAAAAATAGCTTCTGCCAGCCAGAAACCGGTAGCTTCCCACCACTCCGCGAATATCTTCACATCGTAGTTTTCTCCCTGCATCCAAACCTTAGCATTCTGAGGATCCTTACTACGCAGATGCTTGAAATTCTCTTTCGGCGTGATAAAGAATACCCCCGTACCTCGCATTCCTTCAAGCGGTACAAATGTGAATTTAGAGAAGTCAACTTTGATTTTCTCTCCATCTTCATTCTTCAGCCAGGGATACAATTTACGGTAAGCCTTACCATAGCGAGTCACCAAGTCCGGATCGGCATGAATAAACATAGCCTTATTCTTATACAGAGGCTTCACTTCATCAACCGCTTTTTCAATTTGGGTTACCAATGTCGCATCTGCAAGTTTCTCACCATCAAGCAACCAAGTAACATCCTTATTATTCGCTTTTTTCAGTTTTTTCAACTGGGTGATATAACCGTCCATGACATCATTGGCATCCGTTGCAGCATCACCATCTTTCGCGGCCGAAGTTTCCTTGAACTCGCCAATCGCCAATGCGATTTCACGTTCCTCGTTCAGCTTCGGGAAAATCAGCTGGTACAAGATGTACTTAACTACCGGCATATCTTCCGGCTTCAGATCTTCATCATATAAGTATCCGAGAATATCTTCCATGATGTCTGACGGAGTAATAGGTACGTTGATCTTGCACTTGTAGTTCTTGATAGTCAACGGAGTGAATTTTGATTTTCCCTTAGGCGTCCACTTCGGTACGAACTGTTGGAGTACAGAATCGATGGCCGCCTGTTGCGCACGCACTTCTGTCTTATCCGTAACGATGGTAGACATATATTTGGTAGACTCCGTAGCGCCCATCAAGCCTTTCAGTATTTCAAGCCGTTCGGAAGAAACATACTTACCGAACTCTTTCTGAAGCTCTGTTGTCTCAATGGTCGAATTACCACTATACGCCGCACCTTTAAATGCAGCATCTAAATATTGGTTGTGTGCCAGGCTCATGTCCGGCTTAAACTTGTTGCCCATTTCGTTTTCACCTCCTGTTACTTTTTCTCCTGCATCCGGTGCCGGTTCTTTCGCCATTTTCGCAATCTGGGCATCCTTAGTGGCAATCTCCTTTGCCTGCGCGTCAACTTTAGCATCCAGCTCTTTCAAACGCTTACGGGCATCAGCAAGTTCCTGTGCATTCTTGTTGCGCTCCGCCTCTAACTCCGCCCTTACTTCATCGGTAACCGCATCTTCCGCACTTTTACCATCTTTTTCAAATTCCGCGAGATCCTTTTTAAAGGATTCGAGAAATACATCACCGTACTTTTTCTTGAGTTCCTCTTCCTGCGTAGAGAGAAGGATGGATTTTCCTTTCTCATCTTTGGCAAATGCAGAGATTCCCAAGATACCAAGTACTACGCTCATTACTTTTGCAAACATAGTTTTTAGGATTTTGAGTTGATATAATTGTAAATAGTCATTTCAGAATTAATTTCACGACTGCGCTTCACTGCATTGTCCTGAGTACCGATACTGTCTATCAGACCGACTTTCAGTGCATCCTCCGCATAAAACATACGCCCGCGGAGCAGTCCTTCAGTCTCCAGCTTCAAGCAATTCCCCCGGTTCTTCCTGACATTCGCCTGGAAGTCGCGTGCCAACGGATCCAGCTCTTCATCGCGAATGGAAGCATAGTCTCCTTTCTTAGCTGCTTCAAAGGGAGCATTCTTGTAATCAGATAGATTGGAATAAATGGTATGCATTTTAATACCGGCGCTCTCATAATATTTGGCATAGTCAAGGAAGCTCATCATCACACCGATGCTACCGAACTCTGCCGATATAGTATTCGATGCAATAATCTCATTGCAATAAGAAGCCGCATAATAAGCTGCCGATGCACAAAGGTCACAATGTGCAACAACCGCCTTTCCTTGACTTCGGGCATAAAGAATGGCATCGACCAGCGGTGCAATGGCATCCACTGCACCGCCACCGGAATCGATGTCACATAAAACAGAAGAGATATTCGATGAATCAGCTGCTTCCCGAATAAGGTCCGCATACTCCATAGTCCCATAACTGCAATAAGTACCATACTTGAGCATCGTACCATGCACCGGAATAATAGCCGTACTACCTTGTGGAGCATCACTGAAACTATTCTTTAACTTCATACTGCGTCCATCCGTTGCTGCGACCATTAACGGAATAGGTTCCCTATCCGCCAACTTCCCGGCATCCTGATTGTCTACTCCATGGTCCAGCAGTTTATCAACAAGAAGAAGGTTAGATTCGACCTCCCGGAACGAAACGAACCACTTACCCCGGCAGACTGCACTATATAAGTTTGAAAATGTCATTATCCTTTGTATCTGATTAATCCGATACAAAGGTACGTCGGTAAAAACCGTTTAAAAGGACTTCAATATCTTGGCAGGTTCGGAGCTATTACGTTTGAAAGAGAGAGTAAAAGCAGCCGGAGTTCCCGACTCTTCAAGCTGCATCAACACCGGGAACTGGTCGGTTCCCACCACTCTCTCAGCCCCATTGGTAAATTTCAGCCGGACTAATCCTTCCTGGCGAAACAAATCATGCAATGAATCCGCAGAAGCGACTCCTGTATCAGTGATTGTTGCTTTCAGTTCCTGCTCGATCAAACTCCCCGGAATTATTTTCTCCTTGAACTCACCCTTTATGACCGGTATTCCTATCCATTCTCCTGTTACCTGAATGACATTCGCACCTGGATAGTTCCGGACAGTGGCAATTCCTAAAGGTATAAAACTCATTCCAAATATTTGCGCCCGCTTGTTATACGTATTCATTATCTGCTTACTTTTTAAGAGTTATTTAATTGAATATCTGACTTTTAATTAATAATTAATCTACTAAAAAAGGTTAAGGGAATAGAGATAATTGAATATCATTATTTACCTCCTTAATCATCCTCTTTCGATTACGGTAATCAATTTTCTTAACAGCATCATAATTGATCGCATTATTCTTTATGTTATATGCCATGAGAAAGGCACGTATTATTCGATCCTGTTTGTATCCTTTTTCATAACCAGCCACAAAATACTCGCGAATACGGATACGGAATGATGCCTCTATATAATCCTGAAGCATCCGCTGCTTCCATTCCGGCACATAGATAAAGTTCTCCTGCAGAATGAAATGGTTCCACTCCTGAATAGGCAAAAACAGAGTTATCGGGTTCTCTTTAATCGCTTGTTTGGGTGGTCTGTCAGTGACAGTAACCATTGCCTGTATGAATTTACCTATATCATTGGCAGTAGTTACGTTCACACCGGCATCGGAAGGTCTACATCCAAACTCATGATAAAGATAATCATGCAAATAGGGCTGGAGTTCAATTATCACATTAGGTTTCATAGGGTAAGTTGTTTATTTACAAACAAATATAGCAATAAATCAGTATAAACTACATTAATCTCTGTAGAAATTACCTATAATCATAAAATATTTACATATCCAGCGAATTACCACATTATTTCATACTGACATTCTCTACATTGTACGCCATAATAACTATTTTGCTTAGAAATTTGTGCAACTTTGTAACTTGTAACTTTTATCAGATAACACACTGATTTTCAGCAAACCAATCAGTAACAAACCATATAACACCAAGTTGTGCCATTCCAATAAAGTTGTAACACCAAGCCTCTTTTCGTATTGGCATCATAAAAGTAACAAACCCTTATTTTTTGTAACCAGTCTTTGTTACTGAAATTGTAACCTTTGTTACTATCTATTTATTAATAGTTTATCTTCTTTTTCAAACATCGGTTACAGAGTTACAAAGTTTTTGCAGAAAATAAGGAAAGAGAGTGAGAAACCCGGAACAAGGAAGTGTTGTCGGCAGCTCTTTAAATAGTAAAAGCCGTTGACAACTTGTGCCAACGGCTTTGCAATACTATTCTGTTACCGGATGTTTATTCTTCATAGCCCGTCGAAAATTAGGCGGAACCTCTTTTCGTCGCAACTTAGTATAGTCATCATTCAGTTCAAAATCCATCCAATGATCCTGTGCCGGCAAAAATGCTCCTACAGCTACCAGCATCCATGGAAGTTTATCTTCATCGGCCTGAAGATTCAAAATAGTAGCCGGCTTCATCATCTCCAGATAGTCATATACCTGATGTATATAGAGTGAGGCCCGTTCATTTGCCAACATTTCCGGAAGGAACCGCTCATAGTGTTTAATATACTCAGAACGGGGCTCCATCAATACTTTCTGTCTGTGGCACAAAGGCTGCCGGTTCTCCATTCTTCTGCATCGACCGCATATATATCATCTCCTTAGTCTTTCCGTCTACCTTTTGAAGGTATCGACCTGATTTATTTAGCAATTCTGGCGGATTCATCTCAGCTATATAGGGGCACAATTCAGAGAAGCTACGTAATGCCCTGGTAAAGCGCTGCATCTTCCAATATTCTTTCTTAGACTTGGATGCGGCAATAAAATCGTCATAGACCAGTTCCCGGACAATAGGGATATTCAGATTTCCACTGTCCTCGGAAAAATAACAATAAGCCCAGTCTTCGAAATCGCTACCCATATCAGCTTTGCGCTTGCGCGTGATGATGTTATCCATGGGAGGCTGTATCTTAATGCTGCGGTCGGCCATAGCCAAATAGAACTGGAGACATTGGGCAAAAAAATTCAGATCCCAATTCCAATCCTCTTCAGAATAGTCAGTAGCAGTCATCAGATTTTTGTCAAAGTCATCACGAATGGTCCGGGTTTCCAAATAATCATTCTCCTCAGTCTTCTGATGATAGTAATCAGAGAATACCATATACAACATACGCGCCGAGGTGGACGGATCAAACTCACGCGGTACGTAGTTCGTTGTGAAACCGAACTTCGGAGATTCTTCAAACTCAATAAAAAATGATTTATTATTCTTCGGATTAACAGTCATGCCTGAAGTGATATTATCATAGAACTGGCTCATAGGTAAATAGCGGTCACAGTCATCCACCAATACGAAGTCTGTATGAACATCCACCTGATCAAACACGTGCGGGTTATCAAGCAGGCGGGGATTACGTCCGGACAGGTTCACCGTTCGCATGAAGAACCGGAATGTCTTGAAAAGAAAACTCTTACCGCTGCGACCATTACATTCATCGTCTTCACCAATCTTATTATCCATAGCATACAGTGCCCATGCCCTTGATGGAGATTTATACCGGTGCATATTATAACCGATAGCAAACATCTTATTCAATAGGTTTTGTTTCTGTTCACGTATCTCATCTGAAGATAATAACGGTCCGGCGATGTCAAATTTATGTTCATCCCGGTACTTATCCGCTTCATCAACACCTTTATCCCGCCAAGCGTATTCCAGTTCTTTGCGCCAGTGCAGACGACTGGTATTGATAAGATAGTTAAAAAAACAACTCTTATGCTTCTTGATAGTGATATCGAATATATCCCTTTCTTCCGAATCTCTGTGATGCGACCATTCAAACATCGGAGGAAGAATATTAACTTTATGAGGGATTACGTTCGACTGCCATGCGCTGCGATTACCGGGTATCTGGCCGTGCAGCGACTTGATACCATCTTTACTGACTTCCCACGTTTCTCCTGTAAAGAATATATATTGTTCTCTTGGCGTATAGTTCCGAAAGTCCAAACTGATTTCATCAAGTTGCGCCAACGATGATTCGCCTGTACGAGGTGAATTCAAGATCAAGTTACGAATATCTACCGGAAGGTAGCGCTCAATAGTGAAACGCTTAAGGAATGACAATATATCCTTCGCCTTAATCTCACTGATAATGCAGCCTTCCCGACGGATATATTTTACTTCATTGGAGTTGTCATCTCTTAATGTATAGAACCCGTTTAAAGTAAGAAAGTAATGCAAATAAGCAGTATTGACCTCGTATGCCATTCTCTTACTACGTTCACTCCAGCTCTCCACCCAAAACTTAGCCGGCATGGCCAATGTCTGCAAATTACGGAAATCCTCTTGCTTCGGGCGCAAACCTACAAAGTCACGAAAATCTTTGCGAGGTTTTCCCCGCTGATCGCGATAACCGCGCAACCAATCCGGAAGCCAAATTGTATATATATCTAAGAATCTGAGAGCCAGTTCTGTCCCCTTACGAATACCTGTATCATCGATGTCAGGAATATTATAAATACGTTCCACATACTTATATATATCCTTAATCTCTTCAGGCGTAACCTTATAGGTTTCACTGTTGAACCATAGCGGGTGTCCACCTAAAGCGCGTACACACAGAGAATCGCGTTCACCGGAACAAATAAAAGCCTCTTTAAGCTTCTGTTCTTTATACTGCGCATCCTTATTCTTCGGATCATTAAAAAAGTTTTTTTCTTCCTGTGCATTGAAATCCCGGTAAGCCTTTTGTAATTCCGCGAAGCCATTGATATATTGTTTCGGTTTTACGCCATCCGGAGTATAGCTAAAGCGCCATTGCTTGTCAGGATTCAACGGCTCATAGATTTTATAAAACTTAGCAGTGCTGCCGTCCTTCTTTGAAACGACACACTCGCGCATGAAAATAGGATAAGTAGGCGTAGTATATTTGGTGGTTACTTCCCGGTTCCGAACATAAGAAATAGACTTAGCCACATACCAATGCAGCGCATCCACGTGCTCCTGTTTGACACGTGGACCAAGAACCTGCAACTGTTCATCGGTGAACTTCTCTTCCAGTTCAAAAAAACGGCTGCCTTCAGCTTCATCAGCCGTAGCCGGGCGCTTACGAATATCAGGCTTGTTAACGGAACGCTTGAGTTCGTCAGTTACGTTATACCGGGAAGCGAGTAAGGCAACCGCTTCAGGAAAACGTACATTCTCCTCATTCATACAAATGTCTATCGGGCTCATGGCAGAACCCGAATCACCAAAATCAGTAACCTTATAGCAGTCCTGGAACTTCTTGAGGCAGGCAGAGGCGTCGTCCTCATCAGGGCGACGCTTGAACTTCTTTTTATTGTCTACGCAGCCCTCAGCCTGCGGGTAGTAATATAGGATGATATCTAACCCATCATGGGTGGCAGCGTAAATGTCGGTAGCTTTAATCATATTGCAGATGATTTAATTCGGTACAAAGGAAATCGTTGTAAAAGGAGTTATCAAGGACGTTATATGTATGTTTTTAAACCTTTGCACAACACTTCGGCCATTAGTATATTGATACCATGATGTTCCTTGAGATTCTCCGGATTCCGTCCGGTCAATGTCATACTCAAATTCTCCTTGCGGTAATCACGCTCCACATCAAAGTATAATTCCTGTCCTCTATCATCATGAAAAGTGATCCGGCACCTTTCCACCAATCCGCCCAGTTCAGAAGCGTCCAACCACAAGTCCGGCTTTTTATCCACCTTTAGATGGCAATATCTGTGTACTTTACCACTCTTACGAATCAACTCTACTTCTACGATTGTCGCGATTTCATTTGTACGCAGTATGCGTACTTTCTGACCTCTTTTCATTGATATTTCCTTTTTATTCATTTCTATCTTGTTTATATTCATACCCAACTATTCCCATTCCTTTGATAATCCTCAATAGCTTTTTGCATCTCTTCATCATCTTTAGGCTCATGGGTGTATCTCTCATGACAATAACAGTAGTTGCTTCCATAAGAGCAGCAATTATACGTTTTGTTCAGTTCTTCACCAACTTTCCACCGTGCATCCTCGTTCGGGATTTTTCCCTCTTGTAGCCACTGCCATTTAGTTTTCATCTTTTCTCTATATTCCGCAGTATCTTTTCTTTTCTGTTCTCGTTTTTTGGCCTTTGCCCTGTATTCCTTGTTCTTAGCTGATACAATAGCTTTTGCAGCCACAAGATCCTCATATACTTCACTTTCAGAGAAACGAATAACCCGATAACGATAATAATTGTTATTCCAGCCTTCTTCACCTTTTGCATCCTCATTGGGTACAAAACCCCTTTTAGCCCATTGTAATGCGGTTAATATTTCCATGATAGCTCCTTTCTTTCTTGATTTGAAGATTAGTCATCATTGGATTCTTTATCATCCTGCTTGGATACCTTGCCGTATTGCATCAGATATTCAACAGCAAGACTGTTGCACATGTGGCTCGCCTTTAAAAGATTTACATCTTTTTCTCCAAACAAAGTTTTAAAGATCTGGCAATTGGTATGCATTAATGCCATTCCAAATTCAACACTATCTACTTCTCTATCACCTAAGTAGTTTTCACAGTCTTCTTCTTGAAACATTTCAAATATTTGCTCTGTGAGCATGGCAGAATACTGAAGTATTCTATTCTGTTTTTCATCCATAGTCTTATTCATTATTTTATTGTTTTGCAATCTCCGATTATTGTACGGATAGTATATGTCTGTTTCCTTTTGAAATCAGAAAGATCGATTAAAGGCTGTTTATGATAAAGTGCGAGGGCTACTTTCCGGAATCTTTCATAGTTCCGCCTGTCAATAGGTTTAAGTCCCCATTTCCCCATATCCTCTACCAGTCTTTTGCGGGTAGAAGCAGAATGTCCTATACAACTATTCTTTCCAAAGCTATGGCTGATTTTATGGGCTTGAAAATCCGAAGTTTTGGAAATAAAAATGTCAAGGCGTTCCAGTTCTTTAAAACTCAACTTGGCATCTCCGTACCTGGATATTATTTTTTCTTCCAGCCAGGCTACAATCGTAAGATCATAGAAACCTTGACGATAATCTCTTTTGTAGAAATAATGTATTTTCATGGCTCAGCCTATTTTTGTAAATTCATCAATCTTGTCAGCTAAAGCATAATAACCTAGCACCTTTTCATAAGATATAATGCAGACAATGCTGTCGCTATCATTCTCTACAAGAATGGTCCATTGCCCATCTTTTCCGTTGTCAAATACATCAAGTCGGACAGGGCGGCTCCGAGGGTATTTTTCATTCATTATTTTTATCTGATGCTCGATGTCACACTTCAGTACATCCAACGAACATTCGTTAGCTATCAGATGTCGATCAAACTGCTGTACGAATATTTGCAGCGCACGTCCTTTCTTGTTGACGTTAGAATAAGTTTTGATATTATCAATAAAATAGTTCATGGCTATCTATTTTAAGTTATAAGTTTTGTTTATCACACCACAGAGAACTATATTCAAATCGAAATCATCCGGATAATCAATCTGCACAGGCATCATTAAATTACCGCACTCTGCTCTGAATGTAATTCCGGTCTGTATATGCAAGGGGAGTTTTTTATTTACCATTTCTGATTTCATCGCTTCTACAAGTTCAATATCCCACTCATAATTTTCAGTCTTCATGGCTAATAAGATATTGTTCCATCAGTTCCGGAATATCTTCAATTAATCGTTCAAATACCCCGTTAGAAGATTGAACACAATATAGAATCAATGTACTGTAATCCTGGTCTATCTGCCGAACTTCATCCGCTTGCACATAACCTAATGCATTAATTGCATCAACAAATGGCAGTTTCTGTTTCAATGCAAATCCGCAAGAACAGATTATCTTTCCGGAAGCAGTTGGTCTGTTCAACCATATTCTGAATTTTCCATCCGGAGTAGAGATTGAGGCATAACCTCTGTTTAATTGTCCTGTTGTCATATTCTTCTGTTTTAATTATGGATAAATAGTCCCGTATAGGGGAATCGAACCCCAGTTGCGCCCATATATCACATATTGTCCGCTACCATTCGGACGTAGTACGGGATCTTGGCCGGCTATCTTCACAGACCGCCAAACCTATTCATGTCTAAATACCAAATACTAATGTTATCATGACAAATCACACATGGCGCGCCTCACGACGGGCTTATTTCATCTGGTTCTGATGCCAGTAAGAAATCATCTCACCTACATTGCGAACCCTAATTTTCGCCTTTATATTTTCCCGGTGGCGATTTACCGTACAGGGAGAAATATGCAGTTCTGCAGCAATATCATCCGTTTGATAGTTAGATGCAATCAAACGAAACACATCCATTTCGCGCTCAGTAAGTCGGGTGTCAAGTTCAGGTCGGCAAATCACGCCTTCATGTTCACATTCCCCCCGCAGCGGACACTTTACCTCCTCGAATACGAATTGTCCATCCTTATTGATGTCAAAGTTGTATTGGTCATACTCGCCAAAATTGCAGCGTATGAAACGATGGACTACTCGGAACTCATAGTGCCACCTATTCATCGTACTGGCCGAATAAATCTTCATCAACCGGGCATGCGCTTTGGGATAACGATCTCTGATGATTGCAAGCATGTACTCAATGGTCGGCCTATCAGAATCTTTAAGTACAACCGCCGGTTGCCCAAATTCTTTCATCATAACATCCCCTTCGGGAGTGTTATAAAATTCGATATTGGTTATAGTCTCCATCCATTATTCCCATGAGACAACTACAGGAAATTTAAAATCATCAATTTCCTTCACGATATAACCAAGTGCCTCAAGTATCACCTTGTCTTGTGGAGTAATGGCTCCTAAATAGGTTCTGAAATAGCCTTTCTCTGCCGCACGTTCAATTTGTTCACATATACACTCCATGTCCGAGAAAGCCTTAGCCTTTTCGTTTGCCTCTTGGGCGGTAATAAGTTTCTGCTCCATAATTATTTATTTATTAAGTTAATAATATCATTTATCAAAGCTGCTTCCAGCGGTTTAAACGCATTGTATCGGAGCTTATAATAAAAAGTAGTATAAGACATACCGCTTTCGGAAAGTACCTTTTCTCTAAGGTCAGTCTTTTGTTTTTCGGTCAGTGCATTGTAATGGTCTCTAAGTACCATTTCTTTCATATTTTGTTCTTTTTTCATGTTTGGTACAATTATTAGTGCTATATTTATACTGCAAAGGCGTAGAAAACTATTCTATTAGACAAGTTTTCTAATCCATATTTACAATAGCGAATACTTATTTATACTTCATCTAAACAACAAAACATGTTTAACGGCCTAAAAATAAACAAATTGCTTGAAGAAAGAGGGATTACTAAAGTAAACCTATTTACTCATATAGGTATATCTAAGAAAGGACTTGATGATATTATAAATGGAGTTCATGCGCCTAAGGTTACTTATGTAGAAGCACTGGCTGATTTTTTCAAGGTACCAATAGATTTCTTTTTTGATAGAGATATAAACTCTTCTGGAATTAATATAGGCCATCAAGTCAAAGGTAATGGAAACAAGGTATCAGGAGATATAACTTTAAGTGAATGTCAGAAAGAGATAGAACATCTCAATGCCCTTTTGGAAGAAAAAGAAAGAGTGATAACTGAGAAAGAAAGAACGATTCAAATATTAATTAATAAATAATGAAATATTAACTAAAAATGAAGTATTATGGAAGTTCGTATTGACGGGGATTATCTAGACGAAGTCAGAAGTTCATTGGAAAATTCAATGGATAACTTAAATTATTTTTTAGACCACAATGTAAAAGGTGGTTTAGATCATGGTGTTGAAGTTGATTTGGAGAAGCTGAAATTATTAGCCGATAAAGTAAAATTTGATATTAACTGTCTGTGTAAAATAAAGAAATTGAAATAATTATAGATTATTTTCTTGGACAAATTTCGGACACTTCAATTAATCAATAACTCAGGAACGAACTCGTAGTATGTGCTATAATCAATATTTGGGCTGTCCTAAGATAGATTTTTAATCAAGCACACTATGTTAATAATGAGACACATTATATTTACCCCTATCAATACACTATTTATTACTAATCGATCAGTATTATCCATAACTTCTTTTTTATGCAAAGCTATGGAGTGAACGTAAAAGATAAAAGGACACTATTAATTTAAAAATATAAATCATGGAAAAGAAATTCTATTCAGAACTTCAGCAGCAATCTTTAGATGAAACCACCTTCTATATGACATCTGCAATTAACATTATCAACAAAAAATTGGGCGAATCCTATGCGGAGAATCACCCCGAACTTTTAGGTGCTTTCATGCAAACCGCCGCCATTTCCAATTTGGAATCCGTTTTACTGAACAAATTGGAAAATATAGAAAATGCGATAGACCAATTACAGTAAATCAGCAATTTAGAAGCATTATCCTCGGACAAATTTCGGACAAACAACTTATAAAAACAACTGAATCCGGAAGCGTATATGATTGATATTCAGGCATGCCGAACAATGATAGTTTACATATAAGGTCAGGCCTCCGCAACTAAAGAAGATCGCTAATCCGGCGGTCTTTTTTTATTTCTCAAAAAAAATGGAAGGAGCTAAGAATCACTCTCCACTCCTCCCGACACGACAAACAACTAAAATTATTGCTATTTGATGCCGTCCAATGCCTT